TCAAAGGATGTAAAGGTTAGGTTTGCGCTGACTGGTACACCTATTGAGAACGGACGCCCAGAAGAACTGTACTCGATTATGCAGTTTGTTGATCCTAATCTACTTGGAAGATTTGATCTATTTGATCAGACGTTTATCGTGCGCAATCACTTTGGTGGTGTACAACGCTATAGAAACTTACCTTTGTTCCATGAGAAAGTGCAACAAGCGTCTGTGCGTAAAACTCAGACAGATGAAGATGTCGCTCCATATCTTCCAGACACTATTTATCGTGACCCAATAGTCGTGCCGTTTGATACTGACAGTAAAAAACTTTACAAGTATATTGCCGAAGAACTTTGCAATGAGTTAATAGAGGCGCAACAACTTCTTGGTGCAAATTTTTCTTTGATGGCTCACTATGGACATGAGAGCAAACAAAGTGGACCAGCAGATGCTATGCGCGGATCTATCATGAGCAAGATCACCGCACTAAGAATGTTGTGTGATCATCCAGAACTACTAATAGACAGCGCCCAAAAGTTTAAAGAACAAAACGGTGAAGGTAGTGCATATGCATACAGTCTAAAAGAACGAGACTTGTTACTATCTAAAAAATCACATAAATTGATGGCACTTAAGACATATGTAGAAGATCATCTAGATACAGATCCAGATTCCAAAGTAGTTATCTTTACATCTTATGTAGGGATGCTTAAAAAAATTCAAGACTTGGTAGGAGGAACCCTGTATACGGGATCGATGGATGCCAAAGAGAAAGAAGCCAGTAAAGAGAAGTTTCTTACCGACCCAGCGTGTCGTGTATTCATATCCTCGGATGCTGGAGGTTATGGTGTAGATTTACCAAACGCAAACCTACTGATTAACTATGATCTTCCTTGGAGTGCTGGCCTATCCGTTCAAAGAAACGGCCGAATCAAAAGGGCATCAAGTAGGTGGCCAACAGTAATCATCCAAGATATGATTATGGAAAACTCAATAGAGGTAAGACAGCACGACATGCTCCAACAAAAGAATGCTGTGGCAGATGCTGTATTAGATGGGGCTGGCATCAATTCCAGGGGTGGAGTTGACATGACCGTAGGAAGTTTGATAAGTTTTCTCACAGGGAAAAATTAGGAGGCACAATGGCGAGGGTAAAGCCAACAGAACCACGATCTGCATCAGAGGATGAGATCACAAGTCAAGCAAAAGAGTATGTCTTTTCTAAGAAACAGATTGAGTATTTTGAAGCCAAGTCAAAAACTTTGCGAGATAAGTTATTTGCAAAAATTGATGAACTTGGTGAAGTAGATACCGAAGGCCACATCATTCTTGATCTACCAGAAGAGATAGATGGTGTTATTGGATTTAAAAAGCAACGCCGTGTATCTCGTAAGATCAATGAAGAAAAAGCCGAAGAGATTATTGAGGCCAAGAATCTTGGAGATCAACTATACAAGACTATCCGTGTCATTGATGAAGATGCGTTGATGGCTGCCCTGTACAGTGATCAACTTACTGAAGAAGAAATTGATGAAATGTACCCACAGCAAATCACGTGGGCACTAACAATGAATAAGGGGTAATTACACCTATGCGCAGTGATGAAGAGATCGAGGCAGCCTTTGCTGATCTTGAGTACCTTCCTGGATCAAAGCGCAAGCGTCGTGATTTAGACCCAAAGGTTTCTCGCCGTAAAAGCGGTGAGAGTAATGGTTGGGATGAAAATCCAATCATTAAAACTCTTGGTGGTAAAGAGACAGAGGTCTTCACTATCGGTGCATTGGCGCACGCGTTAGAGAAAACAATTGTTACCATCAGGATGTGGGAGCGCAAAGGGTATATCCCACGTGCCCCGTATCGACTACGGTCTAAGACCTTAAACGGTCAAAAGACTGGAGGAAATCGGGTTTATACTCGCGCCCTCATCGAGTCCGCTATTGAGGAATTCTCAAAGCGTGGCTTACTTGGTTCTGCTCGTGTTGAGTGGAATCAGTTCGATGACCTAACAGAGGCTTTAATACAGCGCTGGAAGGAAATCATATCAACCGAGAGCCAGACTTAGGCAACGTCTATGTACAACCGCCTCTGCCGTGCCTCACTACAGAAAGAAAACTAATGCCTATCACACAACCAACCGTTGCTGCTGATGCGTATAGCGATGCTCTTGATCCAGATCAAGAAGACGCTACACCAAAAGTAGGAACAACAGTCCAGTCTGGTATGAGCGCTCTTGAAGCACTCTTAAAGCCAGAGTCATCTAACGAATATCCAACGGACTTTAAGTTCACCCCAGAGGCGCAACTTATTAAGTTCCTTAGCGATGAGCCATTTGCAGTTTACGAGCAGCATTGGATTGAGCGCCCAAAGGGTCGCAAGTCTTTTGTTTGCACAGCAAACTCTGAAGGTGGCTGCCCACTCTGCGACATTCTAGGAGATAAGCCACGCGGCAAGTTCGCATGGAACGTCCTAGTTCTTAGCGGAGATTCACAGACAGTTCAGGTGTTTACAGCACCTCCTGTTCTTGCCCGTCAAATTGTCGCTGCTCACAAAGATGAGCGCAAAGGACCTCTTTCAAAAGAGTTCTGGGAAGTTTCTCGCATGGGTATGGGACCAACGACACAGTACAGCCTTAACTATGTCCGTGGTCGCGACCTTGCTGAGGAGTGGAAGTTAGACCTTGATCAGGTCAACGCTCTCGTAGCAAATGCTGTTCCTTACACAGCCGCACAAGTAGTTCGCGAATCCCCTCGCTCCGAACTTCTTGAAGTCGCTCGCTCCGTAGAGTAACTTCCAATCATAGAAGAGAGCCAGCCCCTATCACTGGCTCTCTTCTTCTACTTTAAGAGGGATAAATGAATATCATTACAACCAAAGAACAGTTACAAGATCTTGTCGAGTATTACTTAAAACAACCCAGTTACGCCTTTGATGTGGAAACAGTTGGAGAAAACCGTATCCAACCTGTAGTCAACGATGTGTTATGGATTTCTTTAGCGACTGAAGGTCGCGTAGATGTTATTCCTATGGGTCACCCTAATGGTGAGTTCATTCGCTGGGATAAAGACATGTTAAAAGGCGGTCTTGCTAAACTAGCCAAAGGCAAACCAGTAACAGACGCAGATTACTCAAAGAATAAAGCAAACTGGAGACCAGTATTTGGTCCAGCCCCTAAGCAATTACTTCCTGGAGATGTATTTAAAGCATTAAAGCCACTGTTCTTCAGTGACAAGTTAAAGATCGGTCACAACGTTAAGTTTGATTTAAAGTCAATTGCTAAGTACTACCGTGGTGTAGTTCCTACTAAGCCTTTCTTTGATACCTTGATGGCATCATTTATCATCGACAATCGCAATCGTTTAGGTTTAGGTTTGGCTGATTGCTCTAAGCGTGAGTTAGGTATTGTTGTTGAAAAGGGTGTAGGAGCACAGGTAGAAGTTCATTCATTTGAAGATGTTGCTAAGTACTCAGGTATTGATGCCGATGTTACATGGCAGTTGTACAAGGCTTTAGAGCCACGACTTGAAGGAAGTCTTAAGGCCGTATGGAAATTAGAGATGGATGTAGTTGCTGCACTCTGCGATATGGAGTTAGCAGGAGCAACTATTGATACTGAGCAGTTGTCTGCTCTTAAGGCTCGTATTGATAAAGACTTAGACGATGCCAAAGCCCGTGCATGGAAGATTACTGGAGAAGCCTTTTCCCTTAACTCCATCCCAGAAAAGCAAAAAGTATTATTCAGTCCTAAGAGTGAGGGTGGTCGTGGGTTAAAGCCCAACACCCGTTTAAAAATTGCCCTTACACCAAAAGGATTTGCGCAGAAGAATGCAGGACAACCGCTAGGTATCCAACACTATTCAGTATCTTCAGATGCTCTTGAGTTGTTTAGGGGAACTGATGATCTTGTTGATGCGCTGTTGGATTACCAAGATTTAAATAAGTTAATGACTACCTATGTAATGCCGTATCTTGGTGGAGACATTACACGTACTAACTTGGGTAAAGCAAAGATCATTAAGAAAGATTCACTGCTTGTTAAAGGTAAAGTTCACACCAACTTCAAAGCGCATGGTGCTGAGACTGGTCGATTCTCTTCTTCAGAACCTAACTTGCAAAACATTCCTAGCGGTGGTGAATACGGCAAGTTAATTCGCAACTTGTTTATTGCACCTGAAGGTTACAAGTTAGTTGTTGCTGACTACTCTCAGATCGAACCACGCATCATCGCAGCCTTTTCCAATGATCCAATTCTTATGAAGAACTACCTAGAGAATGGGGATGTGTACACCACAATTGGTGACACGGTAGGACTTAACCGTAAAGCAGGTAAGGTCTTGGTGTTGGCAATGTCTTACGGCGTAGGCCCAGACAAGATTGCAGAACAACTAGGCCTATCATTAAAAGAAGCCAAAGACCTTCTTGAGGACTTTACAGGACGATTCCACGACATCGCTAAGTACAAGGCCAAAGTGGTTCGACTCGCAGAAAATAAACGCCCAACCCCATATGTAGAAACTCTATTAGGAAGACGTCGTTATCTTCCAGAGTTACGTAGCAATGAGAAAGGGTTAAGAGCACGGGCAGAAAGACAGGCATTTAACACCGTAATTCAAGGATCTGCTGCAGATATCATGAAATTAGCCATTGTTCGGGCACATTCTTGTTTTGTTGACGAACCAGAGGTAAATGTCCTCTTGACTGTGCATGATGAACTGGTTACTGTTACGCCAGAACATCTTGCTGATGAGGTAGCGGAGGCAATCCGCGTGTCTATGGAGGGAATTTCTTTCCCACAGATTACAGTTCCTCTTATTGCAGATGTAAAAGTAGTAGACAAATGGGGAGAAGCAAAATGAAAACAATCTGTATGTTGTTTGGCCATAAGATGTACTCAATTACATGGGACCCAACACGATTTACTGTTCTATGTACTCGTTGCGAGCAGCGTTGGGAAAGCGCAGATGAGTGATTTTTGGGCTAAGAAGTTAGGCACGCAGATACAGCAGCCTGCACAACAGGCTCGTCCAACAAACATGCCAGTAGCACCATCACAGATGCCGATGCAGCAGATGCCACAGCCCGCACAGCAACCAGTTCTTAGACTCCCAAGTTCAACACAAACTGGATCATGCCCAGATTGTGGATCTGATAAGTACATGTCAGTTCAAGGTGCTAAAGCACGATGCATGGACTGTGGTTACCCAGTAGAACAATCAGGCAGTAAGTACGGATCACTAGCAGGAGCACACATTGAAGGCTCTGCTAAGGCAGCACGAGGAAACGACACAACAAATAACTACAACCCACAAAACATTATTGGAAGAGTGAATTAATGAATGAAGAAGCAAGAAAAGTCATGGCCCTTCTTAATAAGAAGTTTGGCGATAATGTCGTTGTGGTTGCTTCAGACATTAGGTCTGATCTCATACCCCGTATCACATCGGGTTCTACTACTTTGGATTATGTTCTTGGTGGTGGTTTTCCTGGTAACCAATGGAATGAACTCATCGGAGAACCATCGCACGGCAAAACAGCCTTGGCGCTCAAGACAGTTGCTGCGAATCAGGCTCTAAACCCAGATCACACAACTGTGTGGGTTGCTGCAGAACAATGGGTTCCAGAGTATGCAGAGATGTGTGGCGTTGATACCTCACGAGTGATTGTTATCGAAACATCCATTATGGAAGAGGCTTACCAAGCCGTTATTAATTTTGCAGAGTCTAAATCTGTTGATGCGATTGTTATTGATTCTCTTCCTGCTTTGTCTCCCGCACCCGAAATGGAAAAGGACATGGCTGAAGCGACTGTGGGACGAGGCGCATTACTTACTAATAAGTTTTTTCGCGTTGTAGGCACCGCTATGAAACGCTCTCTTACAGAAGACGAGCGTCCTGTTCTTGGCTTGATTATCAACCAATACCGCATGAAGATCGGAGTTATGCATGGAGATCCTCGCACTACTCCAGGGGGAGAAGGTAAGAACTACGCGTTCTTCACTCGTTGCGAAGTCAAACGTGACGAATGGATTGAGGTTGGATCAGGTAATAATAAAGTTAGAGTGGGACAGCGAATTAAAGTACGGACACTTAAGAATAAAACTGCACCACCACAGCGTGTTGCTTACTTTGATTTTTATTTTGCAGAAGGCGGAGAATGCGCACCAGGAGAGTTTGACTTTGCCAAAGAAGTTGCTTCTCTTGCAGTAGTTAAAGAGATTATCACTCGTAAGGGTGGTTGGTACTACTACGGAGAGCGTAAGTGGCAGGGTATTGAACCAGTTATTGCCAGTATTCGTGAAGAAGTGGATCTCAAAGAGGAGATTCAAAAGAAAGTATTTGAAACATCAGACCTACCTATGGGAGACGCAGACGATGAGTGATCGTGAGTTCATTATCAATGACGAACAGTGGGCTCACGATCTTGAAAAAGGCGTAGAAGAGTACACAGATATGCTCTTTGAAGCAGTCTGGGAAAGTTCTGATGACGAGATTGTAGAGACAAAATCAGGAGAACCATTCTGTGGTTGCTCTCAATGTTTTTGGCGAGAAGCCCTGTTCTTCCTTGTCCCTAA